TTTCGTCGGGCCAACGGGGTGATTCTACCCTAGTCATAACGACCTCAGCAACGGCCCTCTGTCCTTCCAGAGGTTCACTACGGCTCTCAAAGAAGACCGCTGCTGCTAGACACATAAGGGGTGTCATGTTCTTATTCCCCACTTTACCCTAGCTTCAGTTAAGACCTGACGGACCTCCCACTCCTCACAACCAAGGATGTTGCTGATCTCTGTGTAGTAAAAACCAGCCTCCCTCAGCTTTATGATTTTAATCTTCTGTCGTATTAGAAGCTCTGGTGTTTGATCGAAACCTCTACCCATTACACCACCTCAATAACAGAGTCTTCATGGAAGCACTTCCAACTGTTCTCAGACACAGAGAAGATCGGGATGTAGCCATTGGCCTTCATAGTCTCACTGATAACACGACCTCTGGCATTACCAATGATATGAGAGGCTGGACGAAACAGGCCATTGACCTTACGCTCACTACCATCTTTCTTGATAAACGTAACTGTGGCGAACTTAGTGCCACGAGCTTTAATGATTTCGCGTACTGTTGTTTTGTTCATAGTCATGGTGATCTCCTTAATTTCCACTGTGGGGGTCTCAGTCTTTCCATTTGTCTTCTGTCATAATGATCTTTCTAACCTGATTCTCACTGATGTCAAGCTCCTGTGAGATGGCCTCTGGTGTCATATCACGAGAGTATAACCACATCACGTTATCTTCTAGTGGTATAACGTCAATGATTGTTGTTGCTTTTACTTTTCCCATTAGCGTTCTCCTTATTTCCATTAGTAGGGGTAGTGTTCTTCTCGCACAAAACCCAGTGCATACTCAAGGTCTTTTAGATCGTATCCGTGAGACTGTAGCAGTATCGCAACACTCTTTGGACGCTCTGCAATAAGCTGCTCCATGTCAGGATCGAAGTCTACATCATCGTCATCTACACAGTAGACACTATCGTCTCTGTCAAACATATCCCACTCCGGTGACAGCTTGGTAGGATCACGGGATATAACTAACTTGGACCAGTCTGCGTTGATGCAACTGTCAGCTACAATCTCCATGAAATCTAGGTCTTGGGACTCCTCACGCTGGTGCTGCTTGAAGTAGCCTACAGATATGTTGGTACACTCTGGTATGATACCACGGTACTCGTTGCTGTCTGTGTATGAGCCGTATGGATCGTGCTTGTAGTCGCAGTTGAGTATGTCTGCGAGGCTGTCAACGAATGTATCTGAGCAGGTACGAACACCTGACTGATGTGTGATGATAGAGTTATAACCATAACGGTCAAAGCTGATAGCTGCGCTGATACCGCGTACAACCTCTGGTGTATGCTGCACGATATAGCTAGAGCCACGGCAACCAACTTCTTCTGCTGTGTGTACAATGTACAAACCCTCGATACCTGCCTCGATCATACGCAGCATGATGTAAACACCTGTAGTACAATCGGCGCCTAAGCAATTCTGTGTGGTGGTTGTAGCAAAGCCACCGGAGTCGATGACAACATTCTGTCTACCGCCATTCTTGTGTACTGTGTCATGGTGAGACATGAAAGCAATAGTGGGGTTGCCAATGCGTAGGATGTAGTTGCCACGATCATCTGGCTCACCAAAGACAGGACGTAGGAAGCGGTTGCAGAATTTGCGCTGGGCCTTTGTACCCTCTGGGCGCATGTAAGATAGCATGTCGATGTAGTCTTTTGTTGATAGCATATAGTATTCCTTATTGTTGAACATTCTTGTAGATACCAAATTCCCACGGAGGGGTCAAGCCCTAATTCCCCTAGAGGGGCTGGACATATTTCCACTGTGGGGTACGCAATCTCTATTTCCTCGAGTAATGGGTACGAAATTATGAGACGTATGAAATGTCTCCACGATTTCTGTCATTAGTGTATAGCTCAACCACCGATGCTTGCTCAACAGGTTGTTCTGTCTTTTTGTCATAGAAGTTCCCACACTTGTATGGGTTATAAGAAGCGCCCCTCACTTCGCTGGTGGGGGTAAGGTCAGCTTTGGCTTCGATATATCCACGAACAAAGGCGTGAACATTCTTCTGTTGCTCACGCAAGACACGATCACGCCCTGCCTTGCGAACAATGAACTGAGCTTTGACTAGGCGTAACTTGTCAGTATAACCCACCACCTTGCCCGTCCTGCAATCTTTTATGCTGAAGCAGCCCTTGTTTATATTCCAATAGACATCAACTTTTTCCATTAGCGTTCCTCTCTTCTTTTATGTTTGTTACAAAATTCCCACGGAGGGGTCAAGATTTATTTCCACTGGTGGGGTCTTAATTTCCACTGCGGGGGTCTTAATTTCCACTGTGGGGGTCACAGTCATTTTCCACTGGTGGGGTCATTTTCCACCGGAGGGGGGTCACATGAGCATATGCTTATATTCGAATATTTATATATGTTTATATGCTTATATATGAATATGCTTATATGCGAATATTTATATATGTTTATATGCTTATATATAAATATGCTTATATTCGAATATTTGAATACGATTTTAATCTCCAGCTCGCGCAAATTCCAAGCCTGAGCCATTGCCAAGCCTGAGCCATTGCCAAGCCTGAGCCATTGCCAAGCCTGAGCCATTGCCAAGCCTGAGCCTGATATATTGGTGAGTCTTGTGTCTGATTTATTGCCGGGCTTGATCCTCTCTCAGTTGGTTATAGGCGGCAAAAAACCCGCGCTATAAACGCGGGCAAATTGCCTTCAGTTGGTTTTTGTTTAGTTATAGAATCCGGCTTCAGTGGGTGCAGCGAATTCGATGTGATACCCACCCAAACCCGCGATGAAAAAGCCCGCGCCGCTTGAGTCAGCATAGGTGAAAGATGAAAGCGCGGCCAATATTGCAAGCGCGTATAAGGTCAGCGTGATTTTTGCCATAGTTTTCATATTAAGACTCCTCAGTTTCAAATAGGTCCAATTGCCGGTTTATGATTGTCAGGTTGCCATAGGTGTCCTCAGAATATTCAAGCCAAGGCTTTAGCGTAAATATAGACTCAGGCTTTTGATAGGTTTCCCCATTAATCACATATTCGACAATTTTGGTGGTTATAACGTAAAATTCAATCGCCTGATCATAAGTGCAATCAATAGGGACGGGTGCTTTCAGGTCATTTGAGCGAATTTCGCCTTCTAGACATTCAAAGAAATCACCCGAGTCAACGTGGAACCATTCATCCGACTCTTCGCAAAACACTGCATCATCAATATGAGTGACTCCTTCGCTTGTGTGGACATAGTCCCCATGATCATAGCAATATTGGCAAACGCAAGATTCGTTTATCAGTGTTACTGAGGATTCAACGTGCTCAGAATCGCCGCAATCTTCACAAGTGAAATGGGATTCGAAATAGCAAGACTCGCAATAGGTTCCACCCGCTGACTCGCTATAGAAGCCTTCATCCTCAGACAAGCCGCAACTGCATTGTTCACAGTGATATTCGTAACCACCCACGACTCCCTCAGTAGAGTCTAGGCAATACTCTGCATTTTGAGCGCGGCAGATTCTAAAGTATTCGCCGCAGTCTTTTATTGATTGGTACTGATCCAAATAAGGTCCAAGCCAAGACTCACCGCCTAAACCTGCATCAATCTTTGACAATTTGCAGTTAATCCAAGACTCTTTTTCGGGTTCATCACAAGCCGCGTTTTTTTCTTTGATATACTGAGATAGAATATCTGAGGCTGCATTTGAATTTGTGTAAATAGGCGCGGCTGCATAGCGTCCTTTGCGAGTCGCTATAACCACCCGCGCAAGTAATTCACCCGCGCTATTTTCAACCCATGCTATTTCGAAATCACCCGAGCCATATATCTGAGCCGGGTGGCCTGATAGGTGCTCAAATGAATATCTCATGCAGCTTGCTGATAGACTCTTAAATTCAGCGCCGAGTCTTGGGTCAGATTTAGGCGCTTGCTTTTGAGTATAGACTCGCGCGAAATCCTCAGGCTTGTTTCCCGATTTAACGACTAGGCCTTGCAATGGAGTCACGAAATTGTCTTTGAATACTTCAGCGAATTTAGCGCAATCGGCATCTGTTGCCATAGGTGCAATTTTCCTGAGCAATTTGCCGGGCTTTCCAACTGTACGGCGGCGGCGCTCCAAATCACCCGCGCTCGTATATATAGCCATGAGTCTTGCGTCTTTAGAGTCGACAATAGGGCTTGCCCATATAGCCAAGTTGAACGAGGGACTCAATGTTAGTGGGGATGGGTCCAATACATCATCAAGCGCGCGGCATAGTTTATTAACTAGCACTTCATCATAACTGTTATCATGGCACGCTATGCTAGTCTCAAAAGATTTTATCAGTTTACTGAAGTGGCTTTTGACGGGTTCCATAGTTGATTCCTCTGTTAAATTGCGGATTAGTCCATCGCCAAATTGACATATGCAGCGACTCAGGTCAATAGCATCTGAGAGCCATTGTAAGCCGTTTACATTGCCCGAAAAATATCTCCAGCCCATATAGCTAGAATCTTTTTATGCGCTTAGAACAGCCGTATATTGGCGCTCAGGCTTATTTGTGTTTTGCAATGGGTTCAATTTGTTATCGTGCAAATGTTTTGAGCTTAGGTGAAACTGAGCTGAGGCTTGTGGGTTTGGAACGGGTGCAAGGTGTAAGGCGAATCGCTTATCCTCGCGCTTAAATTTGTCGGTTTCACTCAGATAAACGCAAAAGAGTCAAGAGTCTATCACGTTTGTTGCACAAATGTCACTCGCGTGAATTATTTTTCCCGGGTGGGTTTACTTTAGGTGGGACCCTTGATATTATACGCCGAACGATTCGGTGGACCCGTTAACGACCCCCATATCCAAAACAAGAAAAAACATTAGTGTGATATAAATGCAACACCTATGCCACACCCAACCCCACAAGGTCCAAACGCCTGTCTATCACAACAGTGTGACATAAATAACACACAAATCCAACAAAATACAAAAAAAGTAAAAAACTTAGGAAACTTTTCTGAGTTTAGGTATGTATATATATATGAAAGGGTATTCGCCCGGTCCCTAGTTAAGGTAGACCAGTAATAAAGAGTATAGGTATATACTATAGTCTCTATGTAATACCCTCAACAGCATCCTCCCCCGTTAACCATAGTGAACCTAGTAAAGCAATCGTGTAGACGCGACTATGCCGATAGTGGGGGATGGACCTTATTTTGGTAGTACCTATGCCTTCTAATAAAAAACTTCCGTACAGTAATGTTATTGCCAAAGTTGTTAGACTTGGTACTGGTCAAGGTGTGACCGTTAGTGACATCTTGGCTGGTATCCAAAAGTATCAACATGCGCCTTCCAGCCTAGCTACCTTCTACAAGTTATACGGTAAAGATATGGCCGAAGTTAAGCTAGAGACAACTGGCAACATTGGTCAGGTGGTTGTTCAGAAGGCTTTAGACGGAGACCTTAAAGCTGCGGAGCTTTACCTTCGTAGTAAGGGTGGTTGGTCTCCCACACAAACTAATGTTGAAGTAGAGCAAACCATTGACCCCGACCTAGACGAGAGTGCATCCAGCACACTTATGTCGTTACTAGGATATGACAATAATGACCCCGAAGAAGAAACCACCTGTTCCTGTGAGGAAGATAACTGCCGATGCTCTTAGGGGATTACCCAAGAGTAAAGTTAAGGACATCTTCGATCAGCTAGGGCCACTCAAGACTGAGGAACTTAAGCATGACTGGATGTTTTGGGCGAGGGATAACCAACTTGAGCCTAGTGATCCCGATTGGAATGTTTGGTTTATTAATGCAGGTCGTGGATTTGGTAAAACTCGCTCTGGTGTAGAGTGGGTACGAGAGAATGTTAAGCGTGGTGTCAAACGTATTGCTGCTGTAGCTTCCACTAACTCAGATATTGAACGAGTTATGGTCAAGGGTGAATCTGGTTTCCTATCGGTATGCTGGAAGGGTGACAAGACATACGCAGGTAAGAAGATGGGGTTTCCTGAGTGGTCTCCAACCAAGCGTACACTTACATGGGAGAATGGAGCGCAAGTACAGTTCTTCTCCGCTGAGGAACCTGAGCGTCTTCGTGGGCCACAGTTTGAGTTAGCATGGTGTGATGAGACTGCTGCTTGGAACAAGGACATGGACACTTGGCAGATGCTACAGTTTTGTATGCGTCTGGGTAAACACCCAAGGATCATGGTTACGACCACCCCTAAGCCCACTAAACTTATCCGTCAGATACTCAAAGACCCTAAGACTGTAGTTACCTCTGGTAGTACCTTTGATAACTCAGCCAACTTAGCTAGTACATACCTCACTGCTGTTAAAGAGCAGTACGAAGGGACTAGACTAGGTAGACAAGAGCTTTACGCTGAAGTCCTAGAAGAAGCTCAAGGAGCCTTGTGGACTACCGTAATGCTAGATGATGCCTCAGTCAAACATGAGGCTGTCCCAGACCTTTCCCGTATTGTCGTTGCACTTGATCCCGCTGTCACTGCCAACAAGGAGAGTGACATGACGGGTATTATTGTCGCAGGTATTGACATTAACGGTATTGCCTACGTCCTCGGTGACTATACTGATAGGTTATCACCACAGGGTTGGGCATCTAAAGCTATTCAACTGTATCACCACTACCAAGCTGACCGTATTGTAGCGGAGGTTAACCAAGGTGGTGACATGGTTAAGCAGACGATCCACGGAGAAGACCCTACAGTACCTTATAAGGCTGTTAGAGCATCCCGTGGTAAGTTCGCTAGGGCTGAACCTGTATCGGCATTGTACGAGCGTGGTTTAGTTAAGCATGTGGCTAATCCCCCTGATGGGGCTTCGCTGAACGAACTAGAGACACAAATGAGAACATGGGAACCACTAGGGTCGATTGGCTCCCCAGATAGACTTGATGCCTGTGTATGGGCAATTACAGACCTCTCACTCAACGGATATGCGAAACCCAAACTGACCCTCGCTTACTCAAGTGCCAAGGGACTTTCACAGAAATAATAATGGAACCTATCTCATGGTTAAGAAGCTCTCAGAAGCCAAAGCTAAGGCAACCCTTGGCGTAGCTGGTGATAACACACATAACGGTCAAATCCGTGCTGATGAGTTTCTCCCTGAACTGCGTGGCAAGAAAGCTATACGCAAGTATCGTGAGATGCGTGACAATGATAGTACCGTTGGTGCTGTTATGTATTCTGTTGAGCAAATCCTTCGTGATGTTGACCTTCATGTAACTCCAGTTGACGATAGTGATGCAGCTAAAGCGGAAGCTGACTTCGTTAAGAGCGTTCTTGATGACATGGATCACACCTTAGATGACCACATTGCAGAAGCCTTGTCGTTTCTGTCGTATGGCTTTGGTTGGTTCGAGGTTATCTACAAGCGGCGTGTTGGCCCTAACGAGCGTTCTGACAAGAAACACTCTAAATACACAGATGGACGTATTGGTGTGCGTAAGATCGCAGCCCGTGCGCCTTGGACTATCAATAGATTTGATGTCGATCAGAAGACTGGGGATGTTCTAGGTATTGAACAATCAGTTGGCCTTATGGCAAGCAAGAATTATATCCCAGTTAATAAATCCTTGTATTACCGCACTACCTCAATAAATGGTGATCCAAGTGGCCGTAGTATTCTTCGTAACGCTTATACTTCTTACGAGTACCTTAACAACCTACAGGCTATTGAGGCCATTGCAGTGGAACGAGAGCTTGCGGGTATTCCTGTCGCTCGTATTCCCGCTGAGTATCTTTCTGGGGACGCTTCTTCTGCTCAGTCAGGATTCGTCAACAACTTGCAGCAAATCTTACGGGACGTTAAGTTCAACGAGCAAGGCTACATTATACTGCCTTCCGACACCTACCCCGATAAAGACGGAGCGCCTTCCTCCACTAGATTAGTTGACATTGAGCTTATGGCATCCAATGGTAAACGCAACATTGACATCAATCCAATCGTTAGTCGTTACCAGCATGACATCGCTCGTTCTGTACTTTCTGAGTTTCTTCTACTTGGTTCCTCTGGGGGTTCTTATGCTCTCTCCAAGTCGAAGACAGACCTGTTCCTCCGTGCGCTTGAGAGTTACATCCAAGCAATCGTTGACGTTCTCAACAAACAGTTGGTCGAGCGTCTTTGGCAGTTGAACGGTCTGAATTATGACCTGATGCCAACTATTGAAGCTGGTGATGTTGCTCCGCATGACCTCCGTGAAGTTGCTGCTTTCCTACGGAACCTCAATGGTGCTAACATTGATGTATCGTCGCACCCAGAGGTTGTTAAAGACCTTATGGACATTGCAGACCTAGAGTATGATCCTGAAGTTGGTCGTTCTACCACAGATGAGGAAGAAGTATAATGGCAACTTTATCTAACGCCGTATTTGACAGTGGTTTGTCCACACTCACGACTAATGGCACACGAATTGACATCTGTTCCACTGAACCTACGACATACGCTGAAGCTACCTCTACCTACACGTTAGGTAATGACACAGCAAGCATAGGTTCCCCTGCTGATCGTACTGGTGGTGGACGTGAGGTCACTGTAGCTGCCGTATCTGACGCTACCGTTACAGGCACAGGGACAGCTAGTTTCTTTGCTATCACTAATGGCACTGACACTCTGTATGTAACTGGTGATCTTACTACCGCTCAGTCTGTAACAACTGGTAACGCATTTTCTCTGGGGTCATTCACAGTCGGTATTCCTGACCCAGCATAAGGGGTCTAGGGTATGTCCAGCAGGATATTACAACAAGATAGTGACGCACTCTTAACGCAGAACAATGAGTTCATCATTAATGAGAACTTTATTGCAGCTAACAGTATTGTCACAGGATCACCTGTAGTTGGTTCCACGGGTATAACCCAAGATCATAACATTGCCCCTATCGACATTTCCACTGGGGCTTCGGTTGTCAGCACTACGGGTATAACCCAAGACCACAATATAGCACCCTCCGGTATAACTTCAGGTCAACCTGTAGTATCTACATCAGCTATAACTCAAGTACACGACCTAGCTGCATCAGGAATAGTCTCAGGTCAGCCTGTTGTTGCTACGTCAGGTATAACCCAAGACCACAACCTGTCTACAGTAGGTGTCATAGCTGGTCAGGTCGTTATATCTACAGCGGGTTTAATACAGAACCATTCGCTACAAGCTAATGATCTAGCTACAGCCAGCCCTGTCATTCCTTCGGTGGATGCCACTGAGCTTGAGAACTTCACAGTAGCTTCTATTGTAACAGGTTTGCCCACCATAGGACAACCTAGCTTTACCCAAGTTAACAACATTGGTTTGAGTGATGTAGAGACCTCTAGTCCGATTGTAGAGAGCGCAAGTGATCCTAACGCAATAATCATAGCAGAGATTGAGGAAATACAACAGATGTTCGGAGGTTGGCAAAGACGTACATACGAAGTGCCTGACGGAAGGCTCGTACAAGCTGAACGTGAGATACAAGCCACCTTTGGTGATGTCGTCTCTATCGACAAGAAAGCTAAATCCCTTATCAAGTTCGGTAAGTCAGCCGATCTCTCAGCGGATGGAACATCTACGGTATGGACAGTCGGTGGGCATGAGGTCTACGTTAATGACAATCTGATTACCCACATATCTTCATCTTCCGCTGCTGATGTGTACGAAGTTTTACTAGAGTGTCACACTGTGTCTGGCACAGGACAGGATGCCAAGTTCAGCTTTCTGACACAGACTGTTACTTTACAGGGTCAAACTAAGGTCGCACTTCCTACGCCAGTGGCTAGGGTATCTCAAGTGTTCAATAACAATGGTGTTGAGCTAGTGGGCCGTGTCACAGTGTACGAAGATGTTGCTATTACGGCTGGTGTCCCCAACGACCCAACTAAGATACACATTGACATTCCCGTTGGACTACAGGGTTCGTTTAAGGCTGCAACCACATTCAGTGATGAAGACTACTATGTACTCACTGGTGGCTTTGGTTCCGTTAGCTTAAAGCAAAGCGCAGCGGCAGACTTCTACCTTGAGGTTAGAGAAGTCGGTAAGGTGTTCGTACAACGTGCTGCTGTAAGTGCTTCCTCTGGTGGCCCTTGGGATATTGACCTTGATCCAGCAGT